AACCCGCTAATGATGGAGGCGATATTTCCTCCGCCCGCTCTAAAAAAATTAGAACAGGTGTTTGTACGTCACTGTGTTGATGCTTTAGTAACATTGTGTGTGCTTTATGGTTTTGATAGAAAGAATTTTAAGATGAAATCAACTTACGATCATTGGATTTATTGCGCTTCTGTTTCTGGTAGCGCTATTAAATTCGTGAAATATAAGTTGGCTGCGTTTTATGTCTCAAACAAAGCTAAGTTATGTGAAGAGAAGTTGGATCTCCCAAAGGATCCTACTTACGGCTTCGACCGTCCTCATGTTTTATTCGGTGGATTGGGTTATAGATGGTGTCGCCTGATGCAACGAAAGCAGCCAATTGATTTTGACTCTTTCATTACATCGGTGCTTTATGCAAAGAAAGGATTCCCTCGTCCAGATGTCGTTCTCTTACGACAAGCTGAGAAGGATGCCTCGTCTCTGTTGACCACTTCTATACCCTTACCCCGTCCGATTAATCTTAAGTCATGGGCTGATATGACAGAGAAATGCCCGATTTATTTCGAACAAATCTCTATCGCCTCCTTTGAGGTTCAAGCTCGTCGACTTATTGATGAGGTCTTTGGAGATCATAAGTATACTGTGAAGGACTTCATCGAACCTTTTTTCCCTTCGACTTCTGCGAATTATATTAATAGTCGCTCAGCCGGAGGGGCCTTAGGTCTGATAATGAAACACCCAGATTTACTTAATGGTCTTCGAACCGATCATGACTTAATTTCTCTTTCCTATCTATCATTTCACGAGTTTGAAAAGAACTTTAAAGGTTCCTCCTTAGATTCCTTACCTTCAGATATTTTATGGAACATTCAGTCTTTTTTATCCCCTAAAAGGGTACATAAGAGGCTAGTTCCTATTGTATGTCTTGATGACCTGTATCTCAGTTTTTCTGAGTTATATACACGTATCATTAGTAAGGCTAATCAGGAGATTCCTTTAGCTGTTCCACTCGCTCTTGCTGAACCTTTGAAGACTCGGGTTATTTCAAAGGGTCCCGGTTACTTATATACGGCTCTTAAACCGTTACAACGCTTCCTTTGGAGAGTGTTGAAGGAATTTAAAACCTTTAAGTTAATCTCGACCCCAGTAACCTCTGATTTAATTCAAGAAGCAATTGGTTCGCGACTTCTAGGTGATCAACGATTTTTATCTGTCGATTACGTAGATGCCACAAACCGAATGCATTCCTGGGTATCAGATGTTGTTGTCAGTATTCTTTCGTTAAAAATTGGTCTCTCAGATGAGATGACTTTACTTTTTCGTAAGGCTATGACACAACACTTTATTCATACGACTTCTGGTGATCTACCACAAGTTCGTGGTCAACTTATGGGCTCCGTGGTCTCCTTTCC